CAAACACGTCATCAGAGTTTACAACACGCAATCCTGTACCGCCGGTCGAGTACCGGACAACGTATGATTTACCGCTGCCCGGCCCACCCGCAAGGAAGAACGCTTTAAATATATTGGGGTCTTGTAGTCCCTCTTGTAGTTCGTTGAATGTCTTCATTTGGTATTTGTCCTTCTGATTTTCTATATCCTGCCATCTCTATAATGTATTTATCATCTTCGGAAAGTGGCTTATAATCTAGTGTGCGCTCTTGTGTTTGGAATGTCATCTTTTTGATTCGGTTTTTGGTCCGGGCCATTTTTAGTTCCTTTCGCTGTTTATGTTGGGATATAGGGGTGTTAGAAATGGACTTCTCCTTATGTTATTTTGCCGATGGCATCTTTGATGATGTTCATAGACATTGTGTGTTTATTTTCACCAAAGTCAAAATCATGACGTAAATTCTTGACAAGAAAATTACCATTATATAACATGTCTTCCGTTTCATTCTTGGTGGTTTTGTATGCAGCGGTGCTAGGTATTTTAATCTCTACAATGTCTCCAGCTTTCACAGCAGTAGTACCAATAACATTAATACTCATCTGTAACCCAGATTCTAACATCGATAATTGTGAACGCCGAGACTGCAATGATTCTAACCCGTTTCCACTATATGCATATTGATTATTGTCATCCTCAAAACCTTGATCATTACCAAAACCCACAGTAGGTTTTAGATATTGAGTAGAGGGAAAGGATGACACATTTACTCCATCAGGGTCATTGATTGCAAGGGGGCTTGGCCCAAGATGTTGTTCTTTCGAAAAATTATCACTATACTTATATGTATGTTTTTCATAACTTTTAGATATAATATCATGGACAATTAATTCAGAAGAAAATACACCGGATGAATAATTAAACAAAGTATCAGGAGAGCTAGTTATTGTATATGCTTCAATTGCACTTAACTCCGCCATAATATCCTTCGTACCATCTTTCGTTCTTGTTCCAGACATAGTAAATTCATATGTCATGACAGGTTCTTTAGAATACATATTCCCAAGAGTTCTAAAATTGAACCCACTGGTACTTTCCCAGAAAAAATATGTTGCATCATTGTATTTTTCTGATATAGCCCTTTTCGTTGCGATAGTTATTACTTCGAAAGGTTTGATGTTTGTTGCATTCATTTTTTTGTTGTCACTACTAGGTTCAATGTCCATAGTCTTATCACTGTTTAGGTCAGTCTTCAATATTTTTTCGACGATGCCTGAGTATGACCCAATTAGAGTCCTTCTAACTCTGACTCTTTGATTGATTACAAATTCTCTTGAAGCAAATGACATAGTTGTCACTTGAACACCATTACCAACATCCTCTCTATCATCAACAGAGGTGATAATTAATGGATTTGATGAATAGTCAATGGTGTTCTCTCCACCAGTTAGATTTGGTGTTGCAATCTTAATTCTTAGATATTCTTGTCCAATAATGGGGCCACTGGATGCTAGGTTGAAAGAATCTTGGATTGAAATTGTTCCCGATATGGTAAATTGATTTATCCCCTCAAATATAGTGAGTCCTATAATAGCGGGTACTATATTGCTTAATGTTCCGTCAGATAGTATTAAATCACATTGCAGGAGGTTAAATTCACCGCCATTTTTAAGTTCTAATTGTGCCACTTAATTAATCCTCTGTATTAGAAACCAATGCCTCAAATTCCTCAACAAATTGTTCCAGATATTGAGGGTCCAACAACTGTATATTTCTAACCATATCTTGTTTTGATTCTTCATATTCTCTGTTTGTGACTATTGTTGCATCTGCAATAGTGTTACCGTCAATGTCTATGTTGGTAGGTCCGATATCAATCTTTTTTGTGGTATCACCTGATACCTGATTGATTTCATAGTGGTGTATTGCATCCACATTGTCATACCTCTCAGCAAGGTGAGCAAGATGTTGGCGAGTGTTCATTGGCCATTGATGATACCTGTCTGTAATATTATTAACCAACAAAATAACCCAATGATACTCTGTATCACCATAATACTTATGAGCAATCATCTCAGGCGTTTCACCATTCCTAACACCATATGTGTCATACAACGCCGTCACTGATCTTGTTTTACCATGAAGAGCCACACGCTTGAGTAAATGCGTGACTATCTTGGATTCCCCATCACCGACAGAATCATAGAAAATAACTGGGAATTGGGAAAAATACATCTTAGAACCCATCCTTCATATTAGCCCTATCCAAGATTTCTATTTCTTGGAAAGAAAGACTAATTGTTGTTTTTTGAGGTGGTGCTCCACCGTCATCAGGATTGTATGTTACGAATTTATCCCCACCATAACTAACTTCCATTCCCTTTAGATAACATTTACCAATCTTATTGAGATAAGAATTTTCTTTATTAATGTGCATATATTGAATTGAAAATACATCAGGAATTGTCATTTCTCTTACACTACCAGCTTGTTTAAACTCTGGCGTCATCCCAAACTTAAACTGTTCTACAATTTTATGCACTATTTGTGTTTCATTGGCATCCTTGGGAATAAATGTGAAAGTGAAGGAAAATGATCTCCTACCAATACCCTTGAAAAACATTTCTGTTCTAGGCGTAATAATACTTCCTGTCTGCATCGCATAAGCTTCTGCTGCGCCTTCCATGCCGAATCCGCCGCCAATTTTGCTGACACCCTTGAGTGCCGCATCTTTCACCACTGATGTCCCAACCTTCTTAGCTCCCCTCACAAGGGAGTCAAATCCCAAAGTGTTGGCCTGATATTCTTTAAATAGACCAGCAATTGCTTCTGTTATTACACCAACTTCACCCTCAGAATAATCCATAGCATAACCTACATTAACTGCTGGAGGCATGTATAGTCCGATAAATGTTCCGGTTTTCTTAATATTCATACTTTGTAATACGAGTGAACGACTCGATCCACCCTTACCAGCACCACCCTTGCCTGGACCCTGGCCTTGTTTTGTTTTGGCAGCAAGGTTAAATTCATCTTGTAATTTCTGAGTCGCAACATCATCTTTCACCAGCGATCCACCAGCGCCAAAGTCTGATCCATCTCCACTGCTCACCGTTTTGAATTGTTGGGGAGCTTTAGGGATTTTGATTTTGGCAGGTTTTACCTTTGCACCCGATACAGAATGACGAGCAAAGAGTATATAACTTGCATGATGAATGTTAGTACCAACATCAGATGGGTATAAAAGAATTCCGGGCTCTTGTTTATTGTATCCACTTTGAAGAGGGCTAGATGCAGAACTACTGGTTGAACCACCAAGACCTGCTGTAAGACCATTAGCAACTCCACTAACAAAACTTGATGCAGCACCAGCAGCTGCATTTTTTGCAATGTTTACGAAACTATCTCTTAATCCCATGTCTAAATATCCTTATACACTCTATTGAAACTATTTATAACATATGTCATATAAAGGCCGATACACACCAACCAAACCCAAAAAGTATAAGGGTAATCCACAGAACATAATCTATCGTTCTCTCTGGGAACGTAAGTTTATGGTATACTGTGACAACAGTACATCCATAATTGAATGGGGTAGTGAAGAGATCATTATACCCTATTTATCACCCAAGGATGGGCGTATGCACAGATACTTTCCAGATTTCTACATTAAAGTTAAACAGGCTGATGGTGCGATTAAGAAGATGGTGATTGAGGTTAAACCCAAGGTGCAGTGTAGACCTCCCAAAGAACCCAAGAGGCGCACCAGACGATGGATGAATGAGGTTATTACCTATGGTGTGAACGATGCTAAGTGGCGATATGCAACAGAATGGTGTGCAGATAATGATATGGAATTCAAGATTTTAACTGAAGATCATCTAGGGATTTCGTATAAATAGATACATGGCAATTAGTAAATACATGCAAGCAGTTAAGGATGAGGCAAAAGGTCGCCCAAAGTCAACTGCATGGTATAGAGAAAAAATTAAAGAATTCGGTACACCAGGCCCACTTGATCTCTTGAGAGATGGTAAGAGGAACAACAAACCATTCTATGGTAAATTGAACATGTTCATGTATGATCCTAAGTTCAAGAAAAAACTACCATACTATGACACGTTTCCGTTGGTGTTACCACTAGAAATGTATTCAGACGGGTTTCTGGGTATCAACCTCCATTACCTACCAATTCCCCTGAGAATTAAGCTGCTTGATCGTTTGGTAGATTATTCTAACAATGTTGAATTTGATTATACGACAAAGCTTATTGTTGATTATCAGAAATTAAAAAGCGTAAGACTTATCAAACCGACTATACACAAATACCTAGCAGGACAGACCAAATCACAGTTTCGTAGGATTGATGCAGATGAATTTACAATTGCAACTCTCCTACCTGTGCAAAGGTTTAAGAAGTCATCTGCATCAGAGGTATGGAAAGATTCGAGGGCAATGATCTAATGGCTACACTAGCAAGTTTTCTAGAATCAACCGCATTTGGTGCGTTGAATAATTTCTTATCAGGGTTTCATAATGACAATGGATATGCACTCCCAAGTCGTTATGATGTTATTATCACATCGCCCGGTGAAGGGGATGCTAGAAAAGTTTCTATGCGATGTGAAACAATCGACTTACCTGGCCGAGCACTCAACACATCAACAGATTCTAACATGTATGGTATTGCACCAGAAATCGTTGATGGTATCACATTTGGTGGTACACTTGCTATGAACTTTCAGGCAAGTAGTGATCTAGAGGAAAGAGTATTCTTTGAGAGTTGGCAAGAGATGGCATGGGACAAGGGGACATGGAATGTCAAGTACTATAAGGATTACATTAAAGAAATTGAAATCTATGTTCTTGATGTAAAAAATACTCGACGTTATGGAATTAAACTTATGGAATGTTTCCCAAAAGAGATTGGGCCGACATCTCTAGATTGGGGCCCAGCTGGTGATATTATAAAAATACCTGTTACCATGCAATATAAGTATTGGGACACTCTTGATATTAACAACCAATCACCCAATCTTATGGAGAAAGTTCTTGACACAGTAATTACTGGTGCAGAACGAACAATTAATGCAAATATACCGAAGGTGTTGAGCAAATTATTTTAAAGGATGATAAATTATGGCGTTACCCAAACTAAAAACCCCAGAATATAAACTAAAAGTACCATCAACACAGGAAGAAATTAAATATAGACCATTTTTAGTCAAAGAGCAAAAGATTTTAATGATTGCTCAAGAATCTGGTGAAGAATCTCAGATTGCTGATGCTATGGGAACATTGGTATCAAATTGTAGCTTTGGTGCTATAGACATCAATAAATCTCCAATGTTTGATATTGAATATGTGTTTTTACAATTACGAGCAAAATCTGCTGGTGGTAAAGTAAAACTTAATATCACATGTCCAGATGATGAAGAAACTAAAGTTGAGGTTGAAATTAACTTAGAGGAAATTGCTGTACAACATAGTGTAGAACACTCACAGGAAATTACAATTACAGAAGATATCAAATTGAAATTGAGATATCCAATGTTGAGAGACATTCAAAATATAAGTAGTGATGTTGGTGAATTTGAAAAAGCTTTACTTATGGTACATGGGTGTATTGAAAGTGTTATTTATGGAGAGGAAACAATTTATAGAATTGACATGACAAATGATGAAATTTCAGAATTTATTGATTCGTTTAATACAGAACAGATGGAGAATATTCTAAAATTCTTTGAGACAATGCCAAAGGTGAGACACATTATTGATGTGGTCAACCCCAAAACCAAGAAGAAAGGTGAAGTATTATTGGAAGGACTTGCAAGTTTTTTAAGATAGGGCTGTCTCATGACTCTGTGGAGAATTATTATAAACAAAATTTTGCAATGATACAGCATCACAACTGGAGTTTAACTGAATTAGAGAACATGGTGCCATGGGAAAGAGAAATATATTCTGGTTTATTGATACAACATTTGAAAGATGAGAAAACAGAGTACGATAAGCAAGCAAGAAAAAACAAATAATCGGAGATAATCAAATGGCCGAAGAAGAAGTTAAAGCATCAAGTCATCATCCAGCAGATACTAATGGCGATGGTAAAGTCAGTAAAGAAGAAGAAAAGATGTTCCTAGAGTTTAAACGTAGAGAACTTGAAGATGCAGATGCAATGCGTGACGCACAGCGTAAGATGGCATGGTTTGCACTATTTGGTATGTTACTATATCCATTCGCAGTTGTACTAGCAGTGAGCATTGGACTTACTGAAGCAAGTAAAATTCTTGGTAGTATGGCAAGTGTATACTTTGTGTCAGTTGCAGCTATTGTTGCAGCATTCTTCGGCGCACAAGCAATGACGAAAAAGAAATAAGGAACCTGAGTTATGGCCGATTTAAAAGATGTCATTGATAAACTACAGAACGAAGGCAATCTTGTGCGTAACAAGGGAGCGCATTCGATTAAGTCTGTCAAAGAAATTTTACTCAGTAACCAAGTATCTCCTGCTCAGAAAAAACAAGAAGCTGAGGATGCGAAGAATGCAGCTGCAGCGAGTAATACTTTATTATCAGAGATAGCAAACGGTATTGGTGGTTCAAGTGCCGCTGGAAAAGATGCAAAAAAATCAGGAAAACTGGGTGGAATGCTTGGTGGTCTAGGTGCTGTAATGGGTAGTATGGGTATTGGGGTTGGTGTTGCAATGGGTGGCTTGGGAGCATTATTCGCTGGTGGTGGATATCTTCTTAAACAACTTGCTGAATTTGATGGTAAAGCAGTTGTTGCAAACGTAAGAGAATTATTTAAAATTGCAGATTTGAGTGACGGAATTGGTGATGCTTTTGTTAAAGGTGGTTCATTCTTAGTCTCTATGTTTGGTTTAGGTGTTGGACTAGCTTTTTTTGGTGTTGGGTCTACTATTGCTGGATTAGGCGGTGCTTTAACTAATTTTATTGATCCAAAATGGGCACAGAGTATTGTTGATAATGTTGTCATACTATTAGGTCTTAGTGATGCAGCTGGTGGTGTCGGTACATTACTACAAGAAGGTGGTGCATTTTTCCTCGCCATGACAGGTATTGGTATTGGACTAGCTTTTTTTGGTGCCGGAGCGGCTGTTGCTGGATTAGCTGGTGCTTTAACTAATTTTGTTGATCCAAACTGGGCACAGGGTATTGTTGATAATGTTGTAATATTACTGGGTCTTAGTAAAGCAGTTGGTGGTATTGGTACATTACTACAAGAAGGTGGTGCATTTTTCCTCGCCATGACAGGTATTGGTATTGGACTAGCTTTTTTTGGTGTAGGTTCAGCGGCCGCTGGACTTGCACAATTTGTGGTAAAGGAGGATTGGGCACAAACAGTAGTTGACAGTGTAACTAAATTGTTGGGAATCAATAAATTAATCCCAAAAGATTCATCTGCTTTTGAAGAAGGTGGTGCGTTTGTCGGAATAATGGGCGGCATTGCGCTTGGTTTGATTGCATTTACAATAGGAAGTGCTGCAAATTCAATGGCAACTGCATTGGGTCAGTTCAGTGGTGCAGGCGCTAATTTTGCAGATGACATCGTATATAATGTCACAAAATTAATGGAAATATCTAATCTTAGTTTTGGCGATGTTGCGAAGTTCACTGGATTCATGACAGCTATTGCTGCTGGTTTAGTTGCGTTTGCAGTAGGTAAAGGTGCTAATAATATGGGTGATGTTATTGGTAAATTTACAGGTAATTTTGCTGATAACATTGTCAAAGATGTTAAGACTTTGTTGGGTATGTTAGATGAAGAAGGTATCAATCAGAAAAAAGCAAATACTTTTAGTTCCGTTATGGGTACTATTGCAGGGGGTCTTACAAAATTTGGTGCAGGCAGTTTTGTAGGTTCTCTTGCTAATGCAGCAGGTGCGGCTCTTTCATTCTTGGTAGGTACTAAAAGTCCAGTTGTTCAAATGCAACAAATAGCAGACGACGCAGAGAATTTAGAAAAGGGCGCACAAGCTATTGGTAAAATATCAGCGAACTTAGACAAAATTGGAAGCTTAAAATTTGATGGTAGTGATTTGAGTATTAAAAAGTTTGCTGAAGACTTATTAGAATCTATTCCAGATATTGAGGTTGCAATCAAAGGGGGAAAAGTTAGTACTGGTGTATTTTCTGGTACAGTAATCAAGGGTTTGGGTAGTAAAGATATTCCTTGGGATACCGCCGGTAAGAATCTTGCCATTATTAATAATGCACTGAACTCAAATTCTCAATCAAGTGGGGGTGCAATCGAGAAGGGTGGTTCTGGTGATTCTCTGAAGTTGAGTATTGATGCTTTGACTGCTCAAATTGCAGCAATGCCGGCCGGTGGCGCATCCATCAATGCTCCAACCAATATAAATCGAGCAGGTGATGTTCATGTAGCGGCAACAAATGTAAATCCTCGAGCAGCTTTTAACGGAAACTCGATGGCCGGTGCCGGTTAATTAAAAAAAGGGGGGTCAAAAACCCCCCTTTCTCTTACTCTTTAGCCAACTTTTCAAAGTAGGACATAGTGTCCCCATCATCATCATTATCAACAGCAGGCGCAGGAGTAGGTTTCGTATCCACCTTTGGTTCAACCCAAGGTGCATCTTCCATAACCTCAGTAGCATTACCTACCTTAACAGTTCCTACTAGAACCATATCCATACGCTTCTTCAGTTCATCATAGGACTTGAAGTTAGTTTCAGCAGTAAACTCTGATAGGGGATACTGCT